GGGATAGCTGTGCCGGGAGGTAGGGTAAAGGCATCTTTATCTAGGACAAGACCGCCGTCTAGTTGCACAAGAAACGGACTAACAATGGAAGTATCTGGCATTAGACGGCCCTCATGTAGTCCTTACGATTGATCAATTCGACACGCAAGCGAAGTAGTCCCTCCTTGTAGTCTCGTAATGCAAGCTGTGAAAACTGAACATCAGAGCGAAGCATGTGGGTGTAGTAACGAGCGCGGTTGACTATTACATCGTGAAAACGTTCGGGTATGACAGATACGTCAGTGTTGTTGACCAAATCTGATGTGGTCTGATAATAGTAATACCTGACTGTATATGTTGATACATCAGGCACTGGAGACAGGCCAATCTTTTGATCTGGCGTCTTGTAAACAAACTCTGGCAATGCACGAGACCCTGTGTCAGGATTGGTGTCTGCCTCGTTGCGCCGCTCCAAATACTCGTTAAACGATAGGTACTTCAGTTGTCTTTCCGCCGTGGATGCGGACTCTTGTACAGTAAAACTATCATAGTCGACAGTCTTTGCATCTGACTCTCGGGAATATTCTGCTGTTCCCGCAATAGTCGTAAAAGACTGATTAACAACAGTAAACGGCCACTCAACTTCGGAGTTGATAATGTCTCGCTGTGCTTTGTTGATGAAGTCTTTGACTGACGTTTGAATACCGCGTGTCGAAGAAACTGTGGTAATCTCCACTTCATTGATCTCTCGTAACACAGCGTTGATAAGTTCTAAGAATGTCATCTATCGTACCTTGCGATATGCGCGAGTCTTCTTCGCTATCTTCTTGGGCTGCTTCGCCACCTGCTTACCCGCCTTCGTCGCTTTACGCTTCGCGCGAGTCGTAGCAGCGTACTCTTTCGCAGAGAGTGCCTTAATGGCCTTTTCCGGTAAATATCGCTCCCCGGTTGCTTTTCGACCCTGTGTGGACGGCTTGCCACTCTTGGTGCGCCACTTCTGTTTAGTCCACGCTGTCAAAGAGCGTTGGCTCTTCTTTTTCGGCATCGTCCATCTCCATCGTCAGGGCAGCTAACGCACCCATCTTGTCATTTGCATTAACCCACTTCTCCAACGCGACATCCATCTCTTCCAAAAGACCCGGATGCTCACCCACGCCAACAGCATGTTTAAGGTAAACGTGGAGTACAAACTCTGCATCTGCCATCTCCGCCTGATATTTGTGTTGTAACGCCTGTACAGCTAGTTTGTGCATGTCAACCCCCAAATACCTTTAGTATATCATAAATATGCAAAATTTGCAAGTAAATTATAGTTTGCCCTGATGATGAGCCAGTAGAAGAATAAAACCCACAAGGATTGCCAGAAGTGCAGACGAAATTATTATGATAAGAGTCCAGTCTATCATCTTCTGACGGCGCTTGGCCGCAGCCACCTCTGCCTCTCGTCGTGCAGTCCGTGCCTTCGCTTGGAACTTTTGCCAGTCTGACCAGAGACCCGGCCTACCGAGTATGATCATCATCTGTTTGAGTTCATCTTCCCTCTCCCGAATCTGTTCGAGAGCCATAAACTCCTCAAGATCAGAGCCGTTGCCCTTCTTGTTCGCTTTGCGTTGGAGGTCTTCTTTCGCCCCCACGAACTGTGCAATAGCATTACCTGCTGCAGCAATTTCTTTTCCATTTTGTACCGCAGTCTTGATAACGGAGAAGGCTGCATTTGCTGCTGCGAGTTCGGCAAGCATCAGTAAACTCTCACGCTTTCATCGACTAGTTTCGGTAGGCAGTATGCCGTTACCGTCTTTCCCTGCTTGTGTAGGGTCTGTGCGTACCAAACGCACTCATTCAAGTCTCGGAAGTACATGTCGCCACTGACTTGACGCTTGTCCTCTCCTATGCCAAGAAAGACAAACAGGAGAAAGACGTGCTGCATAACTAGTCGCGGTAGCCGCCCCCTGCTTTCTTGTAGGCTTGCGCAACCATCTGGGCTTTACGCGCCGACCACTGACCCGGCTTGCCGCCCTTCGAGCCAGCCTTGATACGGTTGAAGATGCGCTTCCTCATTCCGGGCTTAGTGTAGTTGCCAGCCTCATTAACTCGACTCTTGCCCTTCGCTTTAGGCTTCGACGATTTGCCAGCTTTTCTAACCCTGCCGCCCTTCTTGAGTTCTTGTGTTTCCTCGACGCCTTTAATCTTTCCGGCGTTAGCTGTTGCGTAGAAGACTTGCTCACCCTTACGGCCCCCGTAGGTACGTTGCATTGAAGACATAATCTTTTTACCCTTATCAGTTAGGGGCATCAAAACTCTCCCTTCTTCATTGCGTCCGAAAGCTTTGTGGCCCTCGAACCTACCTGTGTCGCCCAGCGAGAGTCGAGCATCTCGTCAGCAGCGGCGTCAAACTTACGTTCGTGGATTGCATTCCACATCTTCTTGAATTTACAAAGGCGTGGCACACCCATATTGAAAGCCATATCCATCACAATCAGTTGACGTACCGCATCCAATTCGTACACACAGGGATGCGCTCGTGCGAGTTCATCCTCTACGATAGCGATGTCGTTGCTGGCTAAATAAAACGCATCCCGCTTAGTGATACCGTGTTCGTACACTGCTTCGATGTTCGGGATGTCCATGTAATTGAGTTCTTCCTTACTGATCCCCCGGTCTTGTAAATTTCGCCCGATACCAATAGTGTCGATGCCGAGAGTGTCCTGATATACATAAAGCTCTAAGCCCTCGTGGAGCCTGAGCTTGCTAATAAAGGTATTGATGTCGTACTTCATTCTTCGACTTACGTTGTGTGCGTTCATCATTTCTTTGCCTCACTACCCATCCAGATTGCAAAGGCACCAGTCATGGCACCCATAACTACAGACACAAATCCGGCCTGTACAGCAGAGGGGTTTTCTAGGTACATAAACCACTCTGCACACCGCCACGCCATGATACTAAACATTATCGTCATCAAGCGCGGCAGCACCTTGTATTCCATGAGCTTGTCTGCCGCCATGTCTACTTCTTTCCAAAGAACTTAGCAGCACTACGAACGCCAAATGAGGCAGCAACGATAACGCCCAGAGAGTATTGATACCACTGCGGCATAGCTTCGAGTTGTTGGAATCCATTGGCTACTACCTCTTCCATCCCCGGAATAAACGCCAGAATGAGTGGGATGCTAAACAAAATAGTGAGCCACTCGTCTTTCCACGAGTGCTTACTACCTTCAGCCATAGCAATGTCCCAGTCAATTTCACCCGTAGCCTTCTTTTCCATGATAGTCGCTTCAGCACGTGCCTTAGCGACTTTGGCTCCGGTTTCGGCTTTTGTCTTTTCAACTTTACCCTCCAGCCACGTACCGGCAAGCTGGGAGATCGGTCCGATCAATGCGGCTAACATTTCCACCTCTTTCGCGCCTGTCGTAGACGGCTGTTCGGATTCTTTGCTGCTTTAGGGAACTTCTTCATCTGACCTGCAGAACGGGCACAAAACGACTTGCGCCGCTTTGCATCCTTGCTTCCGGGCTTCACCTTGCCAGTAACTGCAGTCTTGAGTTTAGAGCCGGGGTTCTTCTTGCGGTATGCCGCCACCCCAGCCTTAGTCATGCCAGCCCCTGCTTTCGTAGGCCGAAAGTTCTTCTTGTTACGGGCTGGCATCTTGTCGGCTTTACGTGTCATCACTTCTTCCTTGCGGTTTGTGCAGCACGTTTGAAGTTGCCTTTTGTTGGTGCGCCCTTGCTACCAGCCTTACGCATCTTCTCACCGCTACCGGCTTTGATGCGACGTTTCTTGGCTGCGATGTTAGCGTATAGTCCGGGACGTTTTGCCATCTGACTACGCCTTTACGAGCTTGTAGCCTTTGGCTTTAGCAGCAGCACGGATCGATGTAAGGGTCATTGCGCCACCACGCTTACCACCCTTTGCCATACCCTTCGCTTTCATGGCTTTGCCGCCCTTCATCATCTTCTTCTTTGCACTGCCGCCACGGGCCATGCCTTTGGCTTTCATCTTGCCACCACGCATCATGCCTTTGGCTTTCATTTTGCCGCCGCGCTTCATGCCCTTACTCTTCATCATCTTCTTCATAATCGTTCTCCGCGTAGAGGTTGTCGAATACCCGTGCCGTATCGCTGACATAGTTCGGGTCTTGCTTTGAATGATGGACCCACTGACTAGGAGCGAAGTCCGGTGGGCCGTCGCCCGTCACGAACCATGCAGGGTTTGTCACCCTGACCCGGTTGTTCGGAAGAGCAACGATGTTGCCCGTCCACTTGCCAGCATCTAACAGTTCGAGTACGTGACTCTGTTTGTGTTGTGCCGGATCGTCTGCTACTTCTGTGTCCGTGTAGTCTACGGTGAAGTAATACTTAGCTGGGTAGAACTCCCCGTCGATCTTTGCAAGCCACGGACAGGGTGTGCCTCTGTTGAATACGAAGACCGAGTGATGATGTGACTGACAGTCCCACGGCTGGGCTAGGTAAGTCGGCATCGGCTCGGGCCACTCATCGAAGGGAGTGTCGCCTACGAGGGCTGTGAGCGGCATTCGCGCCCACATAGCGCCCCCGTGGACATTTTCTTCTTCGTCGCATCCTGTAAACAAGACTTGGAATGACAGGGTACGCATCGGGAGTGTCGTGACACCGATAACCATAGCGTGTAAAAATTCACCATGATATCTGTCGTGATTTGTTGTGTATTCTCTCCGTACCCACGCTTTGAAGTACGGTATATTGCTAGTAATATAGTTCATCAGGAACGCTCCTAGTGGGTTTACCCCGGCAGGGGATTCCTGCTTGTATCATAAAACAGCGAAGGTGTCAAGGGGGCCGAAACCCCCCTGACAAGTTTGTTAGGCGAACGATGCCGCCGTCTCTGCAGTACCGAGTTCTGCAATCACTGCGAACACACGTACCTTACCGTCGAATGTTGCCGTGTTGGCAATCAGGTCGATGGTGTCGGCAGCGGTGTACAGCTTTGCAGTACCGGCTGCATTGTTGATCTCGTGCCCAGTAGCAGTACCAGACAGAGCAGCAACGTAGAGATCGTCGTCTGTGTCGTCACCGAGATCAAGAACCGGCGAACCAGTCGTTGCTACGGTGAGGACTTCCACACCCGCCATGAGGACAAGAGTGTTTGCCTTCATTTCGAAAACCTCAACGGAGTCCGAAGTGGTCAGGCTAGTGGACGAGAAGTCGAGAACGACTTCGATGATCTGCGGCTTGATGCCAAGAGGGACACCAGCGACAGCACCAGTTACAGTGTAAGTAGCCATTACTAAATCTCCCTATTCTAGTCGAGGCTAACAACGCCGCGAACGATGGCTTCCGGACGCAGAACTTTGCGACCGAAGACATGCAGACCGCGAACGATGTCGCTGAAGGTTTCAGTCGAACGGACAACCTCAGTCTTCGCGATGTGCGAAGCGGTAGCCGTTGAGGACATGTGACCACCGAGAATCACGTTCTCGGAGCCGTCCGTAGCGAGGCCAGTCAGCGTTACCTGATCCGTGCCGCCGTTCGAGACAAAGGCGGTGGACTTGTAGCACTGGAAGCCAGCGATGTTGCCCAGCGACACAAGACCGTTACGCAGCGGGGAAGTCGCATCGCCAGTTACCTGAACTTCTGCGAACTTCGCACCGGCTGAGAAAAGGTGCTTGTAAAATGCTGGGGGTGCAACGAACCAGCGGTTCTCTTCCGGAACCGACTCGTTGTCGAGAGCCTCTGCCATCCTCAACATAGTGTTGATAGCGAGATCGCCGGGGCTAGAATTGCCGCCGATATCGAGGGCAGAACCGAGAGTGCCGATACCGGAGATGGTACGGGTAGCAGCACCCGACTCGCCATTGAGACCGGCGTCGGTTGCCATCGTGTCGAGTACAACAGCGTCGTACTTGCGTTTCAGGGAGAAAGCACCCGATGAGGTTGCCAGCGCCTCGAAGTTGACGTGAGACTGACGCTCTTCGATGTCGTCAATCTTGAATGCAAAGGCGTTCGCCTGATCTACGACCATAGTGGTCTGATCGTCAGCGAGGTCTTGCGGGTTTACCACCGAGCCACGAGCGTAGCTCGATACAGTGATGGTTGGTTCTTTGATGATACGAACGGTATCACCGAAGTTCTCAATTTCGCCAGCGTAGTCGGTATTCGTAATATCTTCTGCAACCGAAGCACGACGGAAGAACTTGAGAACCTTTTGGCTGAAAATTTCCGGAGTAAAGTTACCGGAAGGCAGGTTGTTGTAACCTGATGCACTATTAAAAGCCATTGGTCTTTCCTTCCTATTTTAGAGGTTTGGGTTAGTTGTTGTAGTCAATACGACCTTCGGCACGAGCCTTGTCTAGTTCTGTTTCCATTTCTTCGAACTGCCAAGGTTTCATTTTGCCGATTTCAGAGGCTTTCCAAATCCGATCGCTACCTTTTGCTTCACCAGTAATGTCACGTGCCTTGGGAGAGTTTACAGCCGCTGCAGCAGACTCACTCTTCTTGGTACGCTTCTTAGTAGAGATGCCAGCATCGATCTTGTAAAGATCAAGAACACGGGATGCCCAACGAGCGTCAGTGTTGTTTTTTAGGATGCCGTCAGAGATGTTCTCGGGTTGTTCTTCGAGCCACTGAAGAAAACGCTCATCCGTACGTAGTTCATTGAAGTCCGGATGTTTGTTTGTAAGTTCTTGGTATGCCGCCTGAACCCGTGTATTCTGTTCCTTTTCGCGGATTGTTTCGAGTTCTTTTTCCAGTTCTCCTGCACGTTCACCGGCTTTCATCGTTGCAATCGTTTCCACAACATCGTAGACATCGGGATATTGTTGCTTGAATTGTTCCAGTTCTTCAGCAGACTTGGGCAACGAGATGTTTTGTTGGCGAGTAGCTTCGGAAAGGGTCGCCGTCATTTCTTGTTCTTTTGCCTTGAACTCTGAGATTTTTGCATCGTAGTGTTTTTTGAGATCGTCGTAACGCTTCTTGTAGTCGTGTTCCGCTTTCTCTTGACCTTGTGCAAAGTTTGGTTCGGATTCTTCATCCGACGCAGATTGCTCCGCTTGTTGTTCTACAGCTTCCTCGTCGTCATCTTGGTATACCTCTTCACGGTATGCACCCTTGTAAAGAGAGTCGCTGTTGATTGTTCCAAAGGAATCGTTGGGTTTGTTGCCGCGATGGCCACGAACTTTTTTTGCCATTTTATTTACCTCATTAGCGGGGCTACTTTGGCTTGTAGGTAGCCGCTCCGGTTGTGTCAGGGCCGCATCTAGCGGGTAGCTGACGAATCAGTCAATACCGAGTTCTGTTTTAGCGTCACGGTATTTTTGTGTAGACTTAGTATTGCCAAAATGTCTCCGTACCATGTCTTCTTCGGAGTCACTCATTCCGGCTTTGTAACGAAGGTATAGCTTGCCAAGAAGAGGGTAAAACTTCTTATGATCTTCCAGAGAGATTGATCCCGTACCCAAGTTCTTGTACATGTTGATCTCTTGAGGTGTGGCCTTTCGTCCTACGGCCTTTTTGCCTCTTTCACCTGTGTACAGCTTTCCTGTTCGTCTATAATTCGTTCTGTTCCGAGCGTCTGTTGCAAACTTATCAATATAAGCTGCAAAGCCCGGATTAATCTCTTCGTTCATCTGGATACGGAGTTCGTCAGATTCTTCAAGCATAGCACTAAGAGTGTTACCCGTGATCTGCAGAGGCCCGAAGGCAGATGAAGGATTGTTCTTAGTATCTGAACGAGTGTAAAAGTACCCGTCGTTGCGATCTGTGTATCCGCGTGTTTCTACCAGCGAAATTGCACGGCCTACATTATCTATGTCAATACCGTTAATAGTGTCACGCGGGATAGGAGCATCTGGCATTTCCGGTGACGTAGCTACAAAACCCTCTGGCTTAGTATCTGTTCTGATTGGGGGGCGAAGACCTGCTGCAAGAGGAGGAATGCCAGACAGGTCTGTACCAGCGAATCCGCCCTGATTCATGGCTTGCCGACGGTCTACCTCGGCCTTGCCACCGTTATTAAGTTGTTCGAGAAATGAGTACCCAATGCGTTGGGCTTCTTCGGGTTCGATAACGTACTCGCCCTTAGACAGGGCCACGTCCATCAACCCACCTTTGCTTGCTTTTATTGTAGTCTTTTTATCTGGGTTGTCAACCCCCTTCGGTAACAGTCCAGCATTCTGTAGTTTTTCGGTGGTAGGCGCGTTCAGTACAAACGAACCCTCGCGTACCTGACGGTTCTCGTCATCGGCTACAGTCTGTGCCTTAGTGTAGTTGTCAGGAGAGCCTTCTACAAAGCCATTGCCCTGTACAGGATCGGCCTTGCCGCCTTTGCTCTTCTTTACAACGCCGCCCCTACGGTATTGATCCACGTCCATGCCATCAAACAGTTCTTCACCAAGAACGCCGCGCACAATCCGTGCAGCAGATGTCTCCATGAAGTCTTGTAATGCAGCGTAGTCTTTTTTGTTTAACTTCTTTACGCGACCTATGATGCGCTGCTGATACTTCTTCATTTCTTTAGACACAGAACAATCCTCCCTACAGCGTAGCAAACAGGCTCCCAGAACGCTCTTTCAATGCGTCCTACCGGATGTCGTTTGCCTTTCTTCTGCATCCAAATGTCTGCGGTGCGACGACGGGCGATCCCCTCCAAGATGCCACGGACAAACTTGCGGGACTTGGTAGTGCCGCCGTATCCGTATGTAACGAGGGGCTGGAAGATAGCGTGATATCCTGCCTGATACTCTGGAGCCATGTCGCGACTGTGTGCCAGCCAGATGGCTTGACGGAACGAGCCAAAGCCGTAGGCTTGGTTCATAGCCGTGCAAACAATCTTGCCTCCGCCGCCACCGCCGCCACCGCCGGAATCGTCATCGTTATCATTAGGGTCCCAGCCATCTGTATAGTTTCCGTCATCGTCCATGAAGTCGTCTTCATCGTAGTCATCACCGGGCGGATCGGGAGCAAGACCGGGTTGATCGTTGTTGTCATCATCTCCGGGGTCTGGTTGAGACGGAGGGCTTGGGTCCATTCCCGGATCACCCGGATAAAAATCATCAGGCTGAGAGACGGGAGGAGAAGTCGGAGGGGGAACGTAGGGATCATCCACACCGGGACGATAGTCTCCTGCCCCCGCATCACTCTCTGGCCCCGTAGTGCCTGTATTAGGGTCTGTATCATCATCAAAATCAGGCAGGGGGGGCTGCGGAACAGGAGTAGCAGGAGCGTCTACACCGGGGCGGAAGTCTCCCGCACCCGCATCACTCTCTGGCCCTGTAAGACCTGTGTCGGGGTCTGGAACGTCCGATCCCGGAGGAACAGCAGGGTCAACCGGAGACGGCTGATTCATGGCAAGAAGCTGTTCCGCAATTTGATTGCGTTGTTGCGGAGTTAGCCCCGGTGGCAAAACGCCCGACAGAACGTACCCTCCAAACGGCCCCGGTGACACTCCAATAATACGACCGTTAAACATGCCTACACTGTAGCCTTGTTCTCCGGCTCTCATCTTATTCTGGATGTTAGTAAGATTTTTCTTCGATAAAAATGCTCCTGCACCGATAAGAGGATTAAATCCTAGTGGGGATATAGCTGCTCCTAGTGCCTTATCCATACCCACAAATCTATCCGCTACATTTGCCCCTAATCCTGTAATATCTAGAGAGCCAGTATAGTATCTGTCTGAATCGCCACCACCAACAGAAGCACCACCGTAGAAAGAATCCGGGCTAGTAAAGTCAGGCGTAGGCCGAAATCGATCACTAATGTCCATACGCTCGTCATCATCGAATGGAGATGGTGCTTTTACAGAAGGTCGAGATACCTTCGGTGTAGTCCCCAGTAGCGCAGAGGATGCGATGTCTTTTAAAAATTGTGAAGCCACTATTCTTTCGCTCTCACCGCTGCATCATAATCAGCCTTGAGTCCCTTGATCTGTTCCAGTGAAGTTATCTTCCCCTGCAGCCGGAACACTTCCAGTTCCGACTGTGCCGCCACCAACGCCCGAAGCGTCATCTGGATTTGCTCCCGGAGGTACTCCTCCAGACTGTCCCATGCCCCCTTGTTGGTCACCAATTGGCTGACCTTGCTGGCTTGCTTCTTGTTGAGCATTGGCTAATCCCTTCAGCATTTCTGCAAATATCTGCGCCTCGTTCATGTCGTTAACAAGGCTGTCTGGGTCAATATCCTGTGCGATGGCAAGTTCGCGCATCAGATTCGGAATCTTGATGAACGGTGCCAGCATCGGATTCGATACAGTCTGCAGCAGCGTAGTAAGACGCTGACTGCGTACTTCTTTCTGCATAACGGCTGCTACACCGCGAGGCTTGATTTCTAGATCGCCCTCAATCGTAGGTGTGTCAGTATTGAACTGCATATTCCACTGAAAGTATGCCTCACCAAGTGGCTTGAGAAGCTGATCGTCAATGTTCTTGATTACCGTCTTTAGTGACAGACTTGCTCCCCCCAGCAACATAGACAGACCAGATGCGGTACGTCCTGTACCAGCTACACCCGTCTGTCCGTGCATGATGGACGGTAAGCCTGTCTCCTCATCCGCAAGCTGGCGACTGATCTGATACATCTGGATGTTCTCAGGTGCCGTGTTGGGAAACTTGAGGCCGTTGATTGCTGTGCCCGTAACACCCGACTGACGACGGAATATCTTGCCGGGGAAGATGTCCATGTTCTGTCCCGGCACAAGGCTGGCTTCATCGACATCAAACACAAGGTTGCCAGCAAGGGCGAGGTTGTCGATTGCCATACGAACGTGACCGTTCATCAGCATCTGTGCGTCTTCCATGTTTTCCGCTACGCCAACGCCCCAAATCTGGTAGGGGTTAATTTCGTACGGGAATACTTGATACGGGATGCGCGCAGGTGTAAACGGATTCAGAACGCAACGCAGCACCAGTGTGCCGCACACCCAGACGTTGACTTGTACCTGATCAAACTCATCCATCTGTTCTGCAACGTCGAGGCCAGCCTCGTTAGCCATCTTTCCGTCGAGGACGCCCCAGTATTCAAGAACTTCATAGCGATTTTCTTGGTAGTACGCTTCGGTCTCATCCTCGCGAATGGTGTCTTCGTAATACTTGTCTTCGTAGTTTGGACCTTTTGCAAGACACTCTTCGATTGCATCCTTGTAAAAGAACGGCTGTGCAATTAGTCCACGTAGCTGTTGACGATTCATACGATGGCGTTGAATTACGTACTCGCAGTCGTTTATTGTGGTTGCAGATGGATCAGGATGAAAATCCCATGTAGAAACGTATTCAATGCGCGGAACGATCTTTTCATACGGAGAGTATACGCGACCCTCTGGTCCGTTCTCCCATCTGTGAATTCGCTTGTAGTGATTAAACGGACCCTTTACAACGCCAGTTCCCAGAAGGGCTGACTCAAAAATAGAAGATCGAAGAACGTTAACAGCACTTGTGTCAAGGAGTTGATCATGGATTTGTTTCTCCATATTCAGTGCGGCCCGTTGTGCAGGGCTAATTTGAGGTTCTCCCATTAGAGCAGGTCCGGGTCTAAGGGGAGCGTTTTCGTAACGTCCCTCTAGACCACCGAGAAAGTCCATAGAAGGAGTTGCTTCAGTGGCACCAAACGGTAAGTCTCTACCGTCGCCATCAAAACCGTAAGGGTCTTCTATTACCTGATCTAAAGGTGTTTCTAAGTGTGCAAACTCCGCGATACCTTCTGGAACCGGAGTGGACTCAACAACCATCGGAAACTTTTTGTTAGCAAACAGAATGTCTACGATTTGACCGTATGCTGCCAGCACCTTAGTTTTGGTGATTTTAATGAACACCTTTGACCGCTCAGAGTCACGGTACTGTGTAGTCGAATCGTAAATGCCACGAAAGTTCTTGTACGCTTGCAGCCACCGCTGTTCGTACGAGTATCGTCCATTTTCCGAATCTTCAAATTTGCGCTTTACATACGCCGCTAGGCCCGGAAGTTGTTCTTCCGGGTTCATCAGCGGAACTGCTGTATCGTCAGCCGGTTCCAGAAAGTTGTCAGCCATATCGACCTACCTCTTAGTAGTCGCGTTCTTCAGCCATCTTCATCAGCGAAGGATCGACTGCACCCTTGGTCATCTGCTTCGGCATGTCTTCGGTCAGAACACCAGTCTGAGCGCGAGTGTCGAATTCCAGACCTTCACGGTACAGTTTGTCTGCGCCCATCTGATCGTCAACGGATGTTTGATCCGAGTTCATAATGTACGCTTCACCCATGTTTAGATTTTGCATTATTGTCTCCCTAAAGAGTTTGTGGTTGTACGTCCAGCATGGACGTGGTTTGACCGCGACGTGCGCGGTTCTCTACGTCTTGTACAGCAGCCGCAGCGTCTTCTGCCTCAAGTGTACCTGTCTGTGGTGGAACAGCATCGGGAATAGACGGCGCAGGGGCGTCTTCAGGTATGCCCCCCGTCAGATCAAGAATAGGTGTTCTTCCCATCAGAGACAGCATCTGTAGGTTCGTACGGGCTGCACCCTCGGGGTCAGCAACGGCACCAGTAACCATTTCGCCAACTACACCTGCTCCGCCGCCCATGCGAGACAGGAAGCTGTCTTCGGGCTGACCAGTCAACTCAGAAACAAAGGTCCGACCCTTTTGTTCTGCAACGTCGTAACTCTCTTTGTCTACAAGACCCCCAATTAAATCGAACAAAGGTCCGGGAGCCTGCTTTGCAAACGCAAGTCCCGTAGTCGCCGCTGCAATAGCACTGGACTTCAGAGTCGTCTTAACTGAAGAAAACTCTTCTGCCATGTCATTTAGGAAATCATCAAACTTTCCTGCCGCTGCTTCTTTTTTCTTTGCTTTTGCTGCGGCTTTGTCATCCGCTGGGGTAAGTCCTGCAGTCTGTTCAGTCAGGTCTTGTGTCTTGGTGATCAGCGTCTCTAGCTTCTTGATTTTGTTTTCTAGCGAGTCTACTGATCTGTCTACTGCCCCAGATGCTTGAGCAGCGGCTGTTCTGGTTTGGCTCTCTACGGTCTGTTGTTCAGCAGGTGCGTCTACGGTAAGAGGAACTAGAGTAGAAGTCTTGAAGTTGTCGTTGGCAAATCCGTAACCGTCACTACCAAACAGAGTCTGGGGATTGTCAAAGCCCACTGACTCCATGTACAGGTTAGAAAATATCTCTTGGGAACTCTGCAGTCGAGAAAGACTACGGCGAGATTTTCTCTCGACTTTGTAGTAATTCAAGCCTACGTCAGCTTTTTGTGAGTGACCTAGAACTTTGTTGGCGTCGGCTGCACCAATCTCTTCTTCCAAAATGTCAAATATGTTCTTTCGAAGATCACGAACACTAAAGTCTACGGAAGCGTTTTTGGTTAGATCGCGTATCTCTAACCCCATAGAAGACATGTTTGCCCTCATAACAGGGTTAATGATTCCGCGTATCTTTTCTTCAGATTGAGTAAAAAGTTGAGTACGACCTGCTGCTTGAGCATCCGCAGCCAGATCGGCTAGAATACCATGTACAATCTCGCCAAGATCGTAGTTGATCCTGTCGCCCTTGTTACTCAGGTTGTACAGCTTTTTAACTTCAGGATCGAACGATCCGTACTTAGCACCCTCTGCGGCATTTCCAACTTGCAATTGAAGAATGTCCGGATTACGAAGACCCGTCAGAGTCTTGATCATAAAGAACGCTTTGGCTTCTTTGTCGTCGATCTGTCGGGCTGTGGCGTCAATAGCCTGATTAAAGTCGTCGAACGCAGGAAGTTCTAGCTTTCTCGCCTTACGAGTGAGACGAATGCCAAACTCTGTGGGCTTGCCTCTGTTAGCTTTTTCGTAGTTAGAGAGAACGTTTGTTTGTTCTGGGCCAATACCTGCGTTGATCAAAGTCTTAACGCGGGATGCAAACATGCCTGATCCAGTGGACACACCTTTGAATCGTTCGTTAGTCGCCCACTGTTGCAGATTCGCAATGCCTTTTTCAGTATTTAGTTTGGATACAGGTGTGTCAGGAGGAAACCCTGCGCTTTCTAGATCACGCAGAGTAGACTTAAAATTATTTACGAGAGTTTTTTCGTTCTCTCTACCTTTGATATGAGCATCAAAGGCGTCCTGTAGTGTCATCTCTGCCATCAGTAACCAAACGTCTCATCTTGCACTTGGAACACTTGACTCTTAATTGCACCAAGTTGCTTGTGTATTGATGTGTATCCGCTCATGCGTGTCATCAGCATGTATCGCAGAGCGTCGTATGCGTGATCCTCAGACTTGGTGTCCACATCTTCGCTGTTGGACTTAGAGAGCGGAATGCCAGCCAGTTGCTTGACTGTGTTTTGGCAACTGGAGAAGATGCGTAGTCGAGGTTCTTGTGTGTAGGGGTCATCGGCAAGACGACGATGTATTTCCATCTTGCCTTGTATACGGTTACGATCAGAGGGTGTCCAGCGGACTCCGGCTCTCATCATCGTTTCGGCAATGGACGGGCCGAATCCTGTCTTGTTCCAACACGACGAGTCCAGCACGGTGTAGTGGGGTGTTGGATCGAGTTGTTCTGCTTCCATTATTTTATCAGCTAACTGCTCTGCTGTCAAGTGTTTAGCATATAGTTCGCGATAAATCCAGATATTGTTATCCCAGTCAATAGCCCCCCAAAGAACGCACGACGGACTTGCATACCCGTAGTCTGCCGCTCGTATACGTGGCCAATTGGTAGGTAACTCGAAATGTTCGACAACGTGTCTCATCCTTGAAAATTCGGGGAAGGCCGCTCCCTCCGCCACGTCCCAATCACCTTCAAGAAGCCGCTTTCGCTCGACTTCTGGGAGCGACCTGAGCATGGCCTCGTATTGGCCATCTGCCATCAGGTAGGGATTGTCGGTCAGCCGTGCCGGTACAAACTTGCGAAGGAACAGCGGTTGACCTGCCTTCTCGTGACCCGCTGGCCACACAAAGGGCTTTTGTGTTTCTATATCGAAGGCAGGAAAAGGCTTGTTTGGTTCCAAACCGTCAATGTAGGTCTTCTTGACCCACCAACCACCCACTCCTCCGGGGTTGGCTGTGCAGCGCATGTACAGGTGTTGCTGGAGTTCATGATCAGTAGAACGAAGGCGAGAACGCAAGTAATCCCAGACGTAGGGCGTAGGATACTGGGTAATTTCATCGATGCCGATCCAGTTGAATGCTTGACCCTGAAAGCGAGTCACGTCCTTGTCTCGATCCAGATAGGTAAACCAGATCGTTGCACCGGATGGGAACACCCACGTGGTCTTTGACTCGCGGAACTTTGCACCCGGAAAGGCTTTTGGGTACAGTTGGCGAGACTTGTCGATTAGTTCGGTGAGTTCATCCAGTGTACGACGGAGAAGAAGACCACGGTGATTAGGATTGTGACAGTAACGTAGCGGATCAGCAAGTAATGCAAAGCTCTTTCCACCACCGGCAGCACCGCCGTAGAGTACGTCTCTTTCACCTGCGCTGAGAAAGTCCGTTTGCGGACCATCATTCGGTTGAAAGACCACCTCGCTTTCACCGACAAGCTCCGACACTGCGTCAGGTAAAGCATCCAAATCCCCAAGATCGATTGTGGCAGACTCGTTGCCAACCAGAGCCTTTTCAACCTTTGTTGTAGTTTGTTCCAGCTTTCGAGCATATCGTCGTTTGTCCTCTGCGGCTTTGCTTGACTTTGCGGCTCTCTTTTTGGCCGCATTAACACGTTTCGTCGCCGCGCGTCTCGCACGTTCCCGCGTAGAAAGGTTATATGTTGCCTTCGGCGCATTGGGGTCTTTCTTGGGCCTACCGCGTTTGCGTTTGGGCTGCTCGTCAGCCATCAATTACTACTTCATTCTTTGGCGGCAACAGGACGACACCGTGTACAGCCGTCACGTTGTGGTTCATTGTCTCCTGTTTTGCAACTCCTACGCGGTTAAGCAACGATTCTGCGGCTCGTAGCCGTAGTTCGTCGCCTCGTTCGGGGGCGGGATTGTCAATTGTGGAGACCAATCGGTTTGCTGCCTTCAAAGCATTAACCGAAAGTATGCTTTTTGTGCGTTCAACGATTTCTTCTGCTAAAGTTTGCTTCAACCACTGGGTAGAACCACGGGAATACCCCGCGTCAACTGCCGCTTGGGTTGCATTACCGCCGTTTTCGAACAGGAGTTCGAGAAACTGGGTCTGTTGAGGGGTCAGTACCCGCTCTTTTCGTTGTTGTGGGAGCAGATTCATTGTTTTGCAACGTGGTTAAGGAGGCGTGAGCGTCTCACTTAGCCTTATTCGCCGTGATTCAAGAGAATATTTCACAGATGTGTGGGAATATACCGTACGTGAGACAGCCCACGGTATCATATTAGGGTCGATAACGCTGATTGTCAATAAAAAAATTATTTCAGAGGGGTGTTTTGTCGAATTTACTTGACAGAATTGATTCCTGTATGTAGACTGGGTCTAAGACCCGCCGGGATATACCCCCCATGTCCATATAAAGGGACATGCTGACAGTCCCGCAGGGTTGGTATGGTGGGACATGGTTACATATCCATATCGATAACCCAAAATCCAACAATCAATCGACACATTGCATACAGATACTGGTACTCCCCCGGTGGCCCTAGCCACCCGGATAAGCCCCTGCACATCGGTGAGGTCGCAGGTTCCGACATTGCCGGGAACCCACACCAAAACCCGCCGGAATCCCTCTTACATTTGCGCCGGGTCAGATCTTTTTACCATTGAGCGACATTATTTCCGGGATTGATAACCCGCCAGTCTGTCCTTGGAGGTCAGGAAGCCCAGCATATCCCGAAACACTAGCCGCCGGATTTATCCCGCCTGATCAGACCGCAAGCCGTTATTCCGGCACAAGCGCAAAAAAGAACCCCGCCAGCTAGTGACGGGGTCAAGTTGGGAGGTGCCGCCGGGATATTAGCCCCTCACCGGCAGGGTAACAGGCTAATCCTCTTTAAACTGGTTTTTCGGGTTGTCCGGGTGGTTGTAAGCGTACTCGGTCGCCATCTCAAACTGCTGGCCGGAATCCATGTAAAACTCAACAGTGAAGGTGTGGCCGTGCCTGTCGGTGCCGTGAAGCGTGAACAAATCCCACTCCGCAAATTTCTTGCGGGTTGCCTTCATTTCTGGTGTGTGGTCGTTGAACCGGTTGTTCTGAGCGTTGATCGTTACTTGCATTGGATCGCGTCCTTTCATTAGTTGAGGCGGGACAACATCGCCCCGCCCCTCATTTGTTGCAAAACTAGCCGGTCTTTGCAAGCCGGAAAATATCCCGATACCCGCCTTTATGATTACCGGTTGACCGCTTTTCGATCTGATACCCGGCCTTACGCAAGGCTGTCATGTAGGTATAGACGGAACCTTTGCGGAGGTTGAGGTGACCGGCAAGCGTCGGCACCGCCATGAACGTGCCGGCAGAAAGCCAGCGGATCATCTCCCGATGGGTGTCGTTCAATTCCACCCGCTGCGAAAATCCGCTCCGCAGCGGCTCACCATGCATGTCTGTCATTGGCGGCTTTGCGACTGGCCGCTCCGGGAATTCAGCCCGGAAACGATCCAGTAACCGCTTGCGTTCGTCGGCCCGGATGTGGGTCTCGAAAGCATTGGCAAGCCGCTTGAAGCCCTCGATCAGATGAGGCGGGAAGTTCGGTGTTGTGTTGTTGTTTGTCATCGTTTTGTCCTTTCGTTTAGATGACGCTAGCGATGATGATCACTAGCAATATGATCCAGCATAGCCGGAAAATTGAGGCAATGAGGTCATGCACTCGCCGCGACTCCTTCCAAATACTGCCAAGACGGAGAAGCAATCACCGCCCGGACCTCGTTGTTGCGTTTCGTCTGTGTCATCTCCCGGTTGGCGTTCCGCTCTTGCGTCATCGGCAAATGGGTAGCGTAGTGGGTCAAAGCGTTGTAAGCCGCCCACATGGTTTCCCCCAGTTCTGGCCGCTCTTCCCGGAAGCGTTCGATCAGCCAGTTCAGCCGCTTTTCATTCACCGCCAAGCGTTCGTCGTTGTCGGCTGCTGCGCTCTTCTTGTAGCAGATTGTCCCTTTCAAGATGTCGGCAAACTGGCGTTCGGTGAGGCTCGTTTGCCGCCACCTGTCCATCGTGTCCTGCTGACCGTGCCACATTTCAAGACCGTTCGTTGCCTTCGCTATCATCGCTTCCGGTGACAAAGTGCCCCGGTGTACCTTTCGCTGGTGGTACGATTTTTCCCCGCCAAACACCAACGTGTTGCGGCAGAGGTCGCGGTAAGCACCAGAGAAAACTTGAAAGGCCCATGAAAGGTCCACGCTGTTGAAGATGTCCATCCGGCAGCGGACGCGGTCCTGATCCCCGCCCCGGTTCGTTACGACGTGATCGAGGTCGTCGAAGATCACCGTCCGGTGTACCCTCTTGCCGTGGTGGTAGATGCGATCTAGGACTGTCACGTTGTCTGTTGGCAAATCAGAGTCGCCAAGCTGTCGGGCCTGTTCCGCAAATAGCTTGTCATGAGGCACTAGGGCATAGCTCTTACCGATGGGCCGGGTGTTGATCAAGGCACCGGTCGCGACATTCATCAAGGCGTGAAAGTCGGGCATCGGTCGTGGCTCCATGATCTCGGCACCGTCTGCCATATAGGGCACCTGCGCTTCTATCGGCACTCGCCGGATATTGCCCCACCTTTCGAAAAGCGTGGTGTCGAAAATGTTGTTGTGCTTTGCGGCGATCATGTCTCCGCTCTTCTTCGCCGCTTCGGCTGCGGTCGTCCTTACGATGTCCAGCATGATAATGTCCTTTCGTTGCTGGTTGCCGGTCATCTCGTGACCGGTGGATGAATCATGGCACAACATTCGCAGGGTGTGAAGTGTTGCGCCAAAAAAAGTTGGCTGGCGTCGGTGATCGGCTGGCCCCTTCGTCTCGCCGCCGATCCGACCGGCCCGACAGTCCCGCCCCCGAACAATGGCGCAGGAAACCCCCAACCGATCCCCAAAAAGTGAAGCAATGCGCTGACAATATTTCAAGCAATGCGCTGACAAAATTTTGCCCCTACGTTATGCCGTGACGATCCCGCCAGACGCGCCAAGTGATCGCCTGTAGCTGGTAAGGCATGAGGCGCAAGCGTCGCGCCGCTTCTTCATATGCCGCTTGAATTGCACGGTATTCCCGGACGCCGATATTCGTACGATCATCGGTCAATCCGACGCGCTCGTCGTATGCGATGTTCCGGGCGTGGCCGTCGATGGTCACGTTAAATTCGCCCATGATGTCCATGAAAAACGACGTGATTTTCTGACCTTTCAGCATACGTTTTGCGCCGTCGTAGTCCGGACGCGCCGCCAAGATGTCCCATGCCTTCTGTTTCATCTTGTTGTAGGTAGAAACCCTCACCGCGTCGATGCCGTCACCATTTACAAACGCGCCGATCAAAGCGTCAGCGTTGACAACATTGCGTGACCATTTGTTGTTAGGTGAAAGCGCGGCAATAACCGCAACAACGATATACACCGGGACGCCATGTTTTACCGCGATATCGTGCGCCGCCTGTTTTGCGTCGGAGTACCACAAAAGCCCCTCGTTTACCTGCACGGAATCCGCAGCGCGGTAACATGCCATGATGTTGTGAACCATGTGGTCGTGATTGATTAGCGTTGCCTGTTTCATGTGATCACCACCTTTTCGTCATTGAACGCCGCGACGGTTGCGTCGGTTTCGATCCATACACGCGCGCCACAGTTCAGTGGCTTGTCCGGAGAGTAAACAACAGTAGACGCGCCGCCGATTTCAACCCGGTGCGCGTACATGTTCCGCTTGTATGTTTTGACAGTGATTGCCGGGTCATTCGTGCCGTTCTTGGCATTCGCCCGGATGACGTGCTGATTTATGTGTATACGTTTTTTCATGTCGTTGTGTCCTTTTCGTTGTGTCCTGATCGTTGCGGCAAGATTACGGATAATATCCATCCCGGTCAATAGGCGATATTTTGTTTGCCTGTTCTTTTAGCCAGCAGGATGGACAGCGCAACCAGTCGCCCTCTCTGGTCATGGCTGGCTGTCCGCATGTCCCACAGGAATTGTCCGCCGACAGTGCTGTGTGCTTTTGGCTGACAATATTTGGGCTGACAATATCTCCCTGACATTATCCAGCCGTGGATCGTCTTCGGGATCAACCCACATCGTCAGGCTCCCCCGGCTCGGCGTGGTCGTACTGCCACTTCAACTGCAGTTCGTCGTAATACTCGACAACAGTCTCGCCGTGCTTGTCCATGAATTGCTGGCGCGTCATATACGAGGCGTCGTCTTCCATCTCAATAAGCCAGTCAGATACTTTACCCATCTCTTGTGCCTACCTTTCTTTCGTAGCGTTCGATGTCACCAACTGCGCCATCGATTGTCGTGTATATCTGATCTAGGTCGCTGTCTGTCAGTTGTATATCTTCTAAGGCATGTTTCGCTTGTGTCAAGAAGGCACGGATCACCGTCGTCTGCGTTAGCTTGGCGCGATACCGTTCTCCCTCACCGTAACAGGCTGTGCATTCGTACAGCTTCTCCTGCAGTTCAC